AGTGTTGAGAATACTGTTACCGTCCTGTTGGTATACGACACACTTCTGAGTCTTAAGTGCTATCCGATCCCTCCTGATCGATTCGTAGTCACAGACACCAAGAGGGAATGCTACAAAGAATCGATTGGGCAAGAACCAAGAAGAGAGGGAGGCACCGACACGGAATGCTATGAGGCATCCGACAAGGATACTCCACGATAGACTGGTTCGTCCCTTGTTTCTGTCATAGGGTGGAATTGGAACATAGTAGATAGGAATTTCTTTTCGTAAGTCCTTCCTTCCACTTGTTCTGGCATAGTCGGAGGGATCGTGTACCCAGTCACCGACGAGTTTTCGTGCCACTCCTATGTCCTCGTATGTCGAGACAATCCAAATGGTATCACAACCGGCATGGGCACATTGATACACAGCATTCTGTATTGCTGATACATTCTTGGATACAGGTGCTATTGTGTCATGCCAGAGTTGACCGTGGTGTGACTTACTATCACTCAGCGGGATTATCCCAGCCATGTGATTCTCGTAATTCTTCTTCTTCAAATGGACTTCCTAGTAGTTTCTCAACTGAATCATTATATTTCTTTTCCCTTGCTTTGTTAAGGTAGTCATCAGTGGGGAAACTGATTTTGTCGGTGCTCTCATAAGTCTGGGATGTTAATTCGTGAGTTTGTCTCCCCATCCATTCGAGTTGGATTGCCCTTCGTTTTTGTAGATTCTTTTTATAGTCCATCCCGTTCTTTGAACCAAGTATGCCTGCTTCCTTAAGCATTCTCTTGGTTTTGAGACGGGCATATGCTTCGGAGAACTCGGTGTCGTATAACTGACTTTCTTTAAGTTTGGTAAAACAGCAGATGTCTTTGTTAGGTGAGTGCTGTCTCTTGCCTTTCATATTATTGTAGAAAAGTATCTTGTTTACCAAGTCATGCTCTTCATCAAGAATAACTTCGTGATTGTGTGGTTCGACAAATCGTAAATCGAAGTAATCAAGGACGAGCATTTCTTTATCCACTTTCCCAACTGGTGGTGGTAGTCCCGATACCTTATTGTCGTTGAAGACGTAGACATGCTCGTATGGTACTCTTACGACGGCATTGTCGGTGGTGACGACAGCAAGTTTGCCGTCTTCAATTCGTAGGGTATCTATGTTGCCAAGGCAGGGGAACAATCCACGGAAGGAGAGGTGAGTTGCTAACCTGTTCCATAAAGGCAAGTTCTCGTCGAATTCGTGGGGACGAATACCAGACGAGTATAAAGGAATGCCCTCTGAGTACGAGAAACAGAGGGCATTAAGTGAGTGTCCGAGGACAATCATTTACGTTTACTGCTTTTCTTTTTCTTTGCTGCCTTAAGTTTTGTTTTCTTATTCTTCTTATATTCCGGAGAGAATTTCTTTAAAACTGCTGTCGTCGGAACTTTACCTACATATCCAGATATGATCTCTGCCTCGACCGCTTGACGAAACATCTTCAACAAACCCCTGGCAGCAGAATAGTCAGCATGGTTGTGGATGTTGCCACCCTCATTTTTTGCCTCGGAAGCAAAACTCTTCAAGGAAGCAACACTAACTCGACTGGAAAACCATTTGCGAAATACGGTGTGGTATGCCAATGCTGGAACTGACACATAGATCTGAGTCAATCCTCCCAAGAGTTCATTGGGGAATTTAAAACCTATCTCCCGTTTGTGTGTCTTGGCAGCTGACATAATCGTATCTACTGCCTGGGCAGCAAAATCCAAATTGTGCTCGGAGAAGGATATAACTTTCTTCAAAGCAACTACACCAACCGAAGGACCGTCTATTTTCCCTACAATGCCTCCCGATTCATGAGAGCAATAAACCGAACATCCGATCTCTTCTATCTTTTTGCACAAATCTATTGCCTCTGGGTTTTTGCCATGAACCTCGTGGACAAAGATCTCTTCTTTCGTCAAAGGGGTGATGCAAGTGCTATTAACCTTGACGAACTCATTATGAATCTCTGCTTTTGATTCGAATTCCTTGACACGAACTGGCATTCTTTTTGCTTTTGGGAAAAACATCCTGTAAAGTGCTCTACTGTGATCTCCATCATATAGCAACATATCTCCATTCGGCAAACGTCCAACGAGAGGTGGATTCCACATGCTGAAATCGAAACCATTTCCGTTTTTGATGAGTTTTTTTATGACAGTATCGCAAGTGTCTCGGTTGATCAATGATGGGACATCAATCGAGATTAACTCTATGGAATTCAAGTATGCCTTCAGGGTACTTGATAATTTTTTATCAGGTGCATATTTTAAAGGAAGTTCCCCTCCGTATGCTTTGCTCACTTCTTTGGCCAAGTCTTTGACAGAAATTGGACTTCTTGTTATTTTTCTAACTACATTGTTGCTCATATGCAACTCCTTTCTTCTACGGTTAATACCGTTCTTTGGTTATGTATACCCTATTTGATCCTTAAGAGGATATTTTCGGATATGACTTATTATACAGGATCACTTTTATAATGTCAAGCCCATGTTTAAAGTTTTTTTCATTTTTTACAAATATTCTGTAAATGGTAAATTTATCATGGAGGAAGCAATGTCGATAAATCCCAGCACAAAATCTATACAGAGATTATAAACTCCGGTAACGAAATAGTAAACCAAATCGGATATATCTCTACTCAGAATTACAGAAAAAAACAATAACGCCAGTGGCAGACATACTGCCAACAGCTTCACTGTTTCGTTTGAATGGTCCCTTCCCTCAATCGAAATTTCTTTCTTACGATAGATTCCTATTTCTTGTTTCCTCAACAAGTTTAGAAACAGCCCATTTAGAGTTTTTGGAAAGTTTATCGTATGTTTCCAAATCTTCTTTAAAGGCAAATGGTCTGTTCTTAACTTTGGTCATAAACTCTTCCTCTTCACCCATCTTGAGATCTCCTACCTTGATGGTCTTGCCATAAGGGGGGAAATCATTACCCTCTCTAGTACCGATAAGGTAAGCACCTTTAGTACCCTGTGGGATGATAAGGACAGAATCTTGTCCGTATTCCTCACCAAACGTTTTAATTGTGTTGATGAAGTCCGGATCGTCTCCTCTGTTAGAAACGAACAAACTTGCCTCTGAAACCTCCATAGCAGTAGGTTGGGTAAAGTTTTCGATGTATGAACCCTTTACCTTCGTTACTCCATAACCCTTTTTAAGGAGCACTGCCTTGAGGACTCTGTTGTTCTCGTAATTTTCTTCTTTGCTTCTTTCACCACGAAAACTTGTGATGATAGCACTATCGTGTTCCATCATATGCTTGTAAAGTCTAGACAGAGATGACTCTGCTAAAAATTCTCTCCAGTTTTCGTAAATCTTTTTTGTCATTTCGTTACCTCGCAAAGAACGTAATTTGCTTGTAATAAATAGTGTTCTTCGCCTTCAATATCCACTTTGCGTAACATATTGGACTCTGCCACAATGTGATTGCCTACAGAAAATTCTTCTTCGACAGACTTGTGAACTGCCAATATCTTTGCAATTGTGAACTCTTTCATTGGCCTGTAGTCGTCAGGAAGAAGGACGGCAGGTTTATCATCCTGCTCGTCTTCTACCAATTCAACTAATAGGTGTCTGTTTTTGGGAGATACTTTCATCGTACACCTCTCTTCACAACATCATATAGGTCAGTCAGTTGTTCCCAATCTGTCTCATCCTTGAGCATGCGATATGCCTTCATAGCAAGTTTAATTTCCTGCTTATCCAGCCACCCATTCTCAACATAGTTTGTTTTAAGGTCTTTTTTCTGGTCCTTGAAAGGTTGAATACAATCATCAATTGAGGCAACTGATTTAATATAATTGATAATCCTCTCTTCTTTCGAGACATCATCTTCTTGCTTATGTTCTTCAAAGTTAGGTCTTACTACTTTAAATGTTTTTCCCATTACTTACTCCTACTTTACTTCACAGGCACCACCAGCACATGCTAGTTCACCTGATAGGTTGGTATTATCGTCATCTTCGACTACAAAACGTAAATCAATTGACGATAATGATTTTATCATACTTTTGTATGTATTTTTATCACAATCTTCAAAAGGTGCTTGAACATATGTTCCACCGTCGTACGGAAGGATAGATAGTCCATTAAAGTGTTCTCTATTTTTCCACATCCATTCTCCCACTGTTTCCCAATCACCCTCTTTTACGGATACCGTAGCAGAGATGTTGTGAGTGTTCTGCCCTTTTTTGTGACCTGGTTGTACCCAATTCTGGTTAAACCACTTCACCCTCTCCAGGAGGTCTAGAGCATCTTCGTGCCTCAGTATCGCACCTTCTGGTGCTTTTTGAGGAATACTGATTACTGCTGTGTCGTGAGGTCGGAAGTATTCATCTTCAATCAATTCCGGATGCCACTTGGCAAGATAAGAATAGATTGCTTCATTCTTTCCGACACGAATACGACGAATGTAATAATCATTGTGCCATGCATGTATACCAGAACTACAACCCAATGTCAAGGAAGAAGTTCCAGCAGGTTTAATTGTAGTAACACGGGCAGCAGGTTTGATACCAATGAGACTAGAAATTCTCTTATTCTCGTCAATGGCTGCTTGTGCTGCTGCTTGTAAGTCGTACTGCTGTGCTTTACCGGAACCAATTCCTGTGAGTCCAACTCCCAATAGAGCATCTTTCTCTGTGGTCTTTTTCCAAATGGATCGAAGATAGTGAAAGTCGGTGTATCCTGCTTGAAGGGTGCCGATAAATGCTGCTGCTGCGGTTCTCTCTTCCAAATCTTCTTGACTTTCGATATTGGAAACATTCACTTCACATAAATTACAGAACTGAAATGGTCTTAGTCCAATTTCACAACATGGGTTTGTACCCCACTCTTTGTCGTTAGAGAGATAAATTCCTGGTTCTCCACTGTTGGAGAGTTGAATTTTCTTCCACAAGTCCATAAAGAATGACTTTTTAACTTGGTGACGAAGGAGGACAGCACTGTTGTTTGCTCTTCCTCGTTGTGGATTTGTTTCCCACCAATTGCCAAACTTGCAAGAAATCATCTCCTCATCGTCAGCAGAAAATAAAGATATAAGAGCAGCACGACGAATACCGCCACCAAGAACCGCATCCGCAATATGACAGATAATATCATGTACCTCAATTGACGAAAGTTGTTCACCATCTTGTTTCTCGTTTAGAATAGACTTAATTTGTCGAATACAAATCTTTAAAGGTTCGGGTCCTGGTGCTTTACCACCAGAAGTAACTAGCTTTGCTCCCTTGGGACGGATATCTGAGAAATCAAAATTAATCTCTGCTCCACCAGTGAAGTAAGATTTCATGAGATATTTCACAGCATCTGCCCAACCTTCGATGGAGTCACTGACTAAAAACCTGCGAGTCCTATCTCTTCTTGGTTTTCTAATTTCTGGTAGTTTCTCGACGTGATGCTTCTGGACCGAATACCCAACACCTGTGCCTCCTAGAAGTAGAAATAGTGTTTCTCCAAATGCTCTCCAGTCGTCAATAGGGATGAAGGCACAATTATACACACGATTTGGAGAAATCTCAATTGGTTTGCCACCAAATTGTAATGACCGCATCGAAGGTAAAATCTTTTTGTCATAGACAAGTTTATAAACTCTCTCAATCTCCAGTTTTAATTCCGGATATTTCCTTTGGTGCATCTCTTTGTTACGAGTTACAATCTCGTCCCAGGTCTCTCTTCTGCCCAAAGTTTCGTTATATTTTGCGTATTTCATGAACACTGTGATGTCACTTAAGATACTTGCTGCTACCCCTGATTCTGTTTCGTCGGTCATACTGATTTCTCCTATATTTTGTCTTTTAAAGATTTCCATTTTTCGGCAAGTGCTTTTGCCTTTTTTCTGTCGGATTGCTCTTCAACCATAGCAATTGTTTCACCATTGTTTTTAAGAACTTCTAGATATACTTTTGAGGTGTCTATCTTCATAGGCAAGACGAATCCATCTGGTCCGTTTCTGTTTTTAGCAACGAACATCAGACCTGTGTCTGCCTGTTTATCTTCCGGTGTTCGAGAGATAGAAATTATGAAGTCTGCTGGAAAACACTTGTTAAATGCCTCACTTATAGACTCCATAGTGATTACTTCAGCATTTAAAGCACCTCGGTTTGTTTGCGATGCAGTCCAGACTGGACACTTGTATATCATCGCAGTACCTCGAAGTGTTTCATAAATTTCTTCCAACTCGTTTCTCTTTTCTTTCAGATATGAAGCAGGTTTGAGTAAATCTCCGTAATCTACTAATACCAAATCTACCTTAAAGTCTTCCCGATCTTTCAACGACTCCAGATGATTTCTTATCGTCTGGACTGTTGCCGTTTTTGTCGGGTATTCTTTAATTATGAGATTGCCGATAGAAGAGGAAGTTAATTTTTCATAAATATCATCTTTTAAGTGAAAAAGTGATTTGAGTGCAAACCCAGTGATGGCAGCATCGAAGCGAGAGGCAACAACTGTGTCGGCAAGCTCCAGTGTATAATATACTACATTTAAACCATTTAGCAGTGCTTGTGCTCCAAGGTGGACGAGTGCCATTGATTTTCCAGCACCTGTAGGTGCTACAACTACACCAAGTTCACCAGATCCGAGTCCACCACCGGTGATCCGATCTACTTCACCCCATCCGGTGGAAATTGGATTTCTTGCCTTGACCTCAAATCTTTTTTCGAAGTCTTTCATATAATCATATCCGGCATTATTGGTACTGCCCAATTTGAATGCTTCGTCTAATATCGTCTTTACATCGTCAAGTTCCTCGTCTCCTTTTAATTTCTGTGCTGCTTTTACAAAACCCTCTTTAATCTTCTGTCGTCGGCAAAAGGTGAGTGCTTCATCTTTAATGTATCCATCGTCGTTTGCTTTTTCATCTGCTAGGCATCGGGCAAAGAAGGTTCTAACTCTATTCTGAGTTACTTCCGACTCTTCGTCTAATTTGTTCATCACCTCTGTTTCCATAATGGTTTTTCCAGGATGGGAAGAGTACTTTTGCTTATAGTCAAATATAAGTTTGATAAAAACCTGCAAGTGTTTAGACTCAAAGTAATTTACGTCTAATACTTCCGTTATTTGATCGCAAAAGGATCTCTCACGGAACATAATGGAGGCAAGCTTTTCTTGAAACGATGGACTAAATTTAGAAAAATTCTTTATTTCTGTCATATTCAGCCCTCCTGTGTTAATTTTAATCTTTTGTAGAATGTGAATAAATCATTCCAGTTGCCTACATTTATACCATCTTCAATCATCATCTTTAACACAAAAGTTTTACTAAAATGCTTTGGATAATTATCTATTGAATATCTAACTCTTTGTTGCGTCTGATAAGAAATGTTTGGTGAGTACAGTTGCATAATTTTGTACCCTTTTGTGATCTGCTTTTTACCATCTGCGATCTTTTGCAGCATCTTATCTTCAGGATACTGATTGCAATAATCTATCAACTCCTCTATCGTATAGGATCTCTCTTCAGAGAGGAAAGGCAATTTTTTGAGTATCGTTCCCATTCCTATTCCCTGAACTCCTGGTAGATTATCTGATTTATCTCCAGCCATTGATCGAGCAAGGGCAAAGTTGTTAGGGTGAATTTTGTGATCTTCCAGTATGGTTTTCCGAGTAACAAACTTCTTCTTAATTGGTTGATAGATGATGGTCTTGTCGTCGCAACATTGTAAGAAATCCTTATCTGATGATAGAATTATCTTCTGGTCTTCGGCAAACTCCGGCATTTGAGTTAGATAAGCAATAATATCGTCTGCCTCTACTTGCTCTACAAGAATTTGGCACACGGGCATGAGATTGAGATACTCGATTAGTCTAGTTTGCTGCCAAATCTTATTCTCTAATTCTGCATTCTCGTCTAGAAGGCGTACATTGCGATTTAAACGGACTGGAGAACGACCCTCCTTGTACCCTCGGTCAATCTTTTTCTTCTTCGTAGAACCTCCTGGTCCGTCCCAGATGATGAATACATCGGTAGGGTTCATCTCTCTACAATTCTTTTGCAAAGAAGAGAGAAATCCCTTAACTCCACCGATGGGTTCTCCGTTGTCTGTTAGACTAGGGTTGACGACATAGTTCCGAAGATATGTGTTAAGGGCATCTATAATTAATATTCGTCTCATCCGCATTCCTTGAGCATTAGTTCCCATTCGCAACCAGACTGGTGATAGGTGCAATAATCGTATCTACAAATTCCTCCGTCGGGAGAGTCAACATCCCAAGAACAACAAGTGCCATAAGAATTACTCTCACAAGTGTCCGGCGGCGTTTCAAATGGATAATTTTCACCATCGCATACCTCCGGTTCCGGATCGGGTGCTGCGATGTATTCTGGCATTGGTTCTACACAACCCATACTGATAATTGCTAGTATTAAAATCATTCTCATTCTCACTCCTCTAGCATTAACTTTTCGTATCTGCCATCTTTCTTCATTTCTTCAATGTGCTTCTTCATCCCATCAATGTTGTCATCGCAGAGAGTTAGCCAACTCTTTTTGTAATAGATTCTTTCCCAACATTCTTCTAATAGTTTCCTATCTTTCGAGATTTTGTTACGAAGTTCGTTAATTGTCTTCCTTAGTCCGGCAGATTCGTAACTGAGTCTGTCGTACTCTGCTCTATAAAAGTGTTCATTGCTTTCCATACTCTTCTCCGTAAAATCTTTTTTCATACTTTCTGTTTGGTACTGTTTTCATATCCTCGTGTATCTGAGTTGTTAGTTGTGGCTCCTCCCTCTCTACAATGGAGGAACATTTTGATATCCTATTTTTTGCGAGTTTGAAGTATTCTAAATCCTTCTCCACTCCAATGAAATGTCTTCCTGTCATCTTGCATGAAACTCCGGTAGATCCAGAACCCATCGTAAAATCAAGAACTGTATCTCCTGGATCACTATATGTCATGATAATCCAATTTAGCAGATTGGTTGGTTTTTGAGTTGGGTGCACCGTTTGTTGAGCGGAAAAGTTCCTAGAAGCATGCAAGATGCTTTTTGGATATCTAGTTCCCGAATTCGACATGTGCATAGTCTTCTCATTTCCGAAACCGTATCCGTGACTGTTTTTCCCAGTACCGTACCCATCCTCTGATTTACAATTCCTAACGTATGGTTTTCCACTCTCCATAATAGGGTTGTATTTTGCTCTTTTTCCATTTTTTGTAAAAATTATAATATTTTCATGAACCTTGAGGGGTCGGTATTTAGCTAATCCAGGGGAACCACATTTGTTTTTGTTCCATACCAACTCGTATTTAAACCAATTTTCTTTTGAGCAAATCAATTTAGATGTGAAAGGTTGAGATCCAAAGAAAATAATATTAGAACCGTCTTTGACAACCCGATCCAGTTCTTCCCATATCCTATCAAACGGAAGAACACTGTCCCACTTAATCGAAGTTGTCCCATAGGGAGGGTCACATAAAACCATATCCACCGAGTTGGGTTCCAAGAGACTCAATTGTTCCAGTGCATCTGAATTATAGATCGATGTTTTTACTTTTTTCATTTCTTCTCCTCAAATTGGCACACTCGGTAGGACTCGAACCTACAACCTACGGATTAGAAGTCCGTTGCTCTATCCAGTTGAGCTACGAATGCTTAATCTTTTTTGTTTATTTTTTCTTTTATCTTATCGTAGAGATAAAGGCATGTCAAGGTAAAAGTAAAAACTACAACAAAATTTATAACAGTTATAACTGCTAAATCTTGTAAGAATGCGAAACTCATATTATCTCCTAGATGTAATGATAAATTGGAAGGGGTTGCCGGAGTTGCACCGGCTGTAACATATCGTCTATGCTTTAGATACCGTCGTATCTCTTGCTTTTACCCCCATGGAGCTGGTGAAGGGATTTGAACCCCCAACCCCCTGCTTACAAGGCAGATGCTCTACCGTTGAGCTACACCAGCAAAAATTTACACTTTCTTCATATACCAATGTTCCGCACCAAAACGCAGAACTTGGTTATTAAATAGTACTAAGAAATCTGTACCTTCTCTATCGACGAGAAGACCATATTTCCAAGCACTTTCGTCTGTGTCCCAGTCTTCATAATATCCAGCAAACTTAATTAAGTCACCAGGAGACATATCTGCGGTAGTGTCTTCGATGTTTCTGAATGGTAATTCCATTTGTGCCACCTATTGTTCTCCAAAGTGATGTTCTAAAGTTTCTAGTGCATCCTCTGCTTCTGCGATGGTACATAGTAACCCCTCCATCTCCTCAACAAGAGCAGAGTGATCAGCAACAGCAGACGGTCGAGTTAAGTAAAGTTCCAAAGTAGCAATACCAGACTCTCTTTTTGACTCTAGTTTTGCTTTTAACGCATTGTAAAATTTATTGTCTTTCATCTTTTTTCCTATTCATTAATAAAGTCTGGTGGAGTTATCTTTCCTCTCATATATTCCAGCACATCAAACACACCACCATATGTAACAACTATATCATACACCTCATCATTGTACTTGTCAAGCATTTCTTTTCGATATTTCTCAACATCCTGCTTTCCTCTTGCTGTGTGTCTTTCAACGATAGAAAGAGATCCTCTTTTGATGACGACGATAGAATTTACTGCCATTCATAGTTCCCCACTAACAACTCTTTCTTCATAGTCATCTCTCTCTGTCCTTCTTCGTTAGTTTTAAAGCTCATTCCATAACGGATATCCCAGACCTCTTGATTATAGTGAGCATATCTTTCTTTGAGAACATCTGAATTATTATAAGTCATATTCCAACTTACACTTGATTTATCTAAATCTTCAACGAGTTTTTCGTGAGGGAAACCGACATGCATATTGCCGTCTTGGCCATAGAGTGCATTTGTTGCCTCGTTTGGTTTAGACTTTTTCTTCTTGAGAATATCATACGGAGGGTCAAGGAATACATATACATCCTTATCTCCCGTCAGTAATTCAGAGTAATCTAAGTTTGTTATCTTGGTACCCTGGATGAGTTCTGAAACTTGGGGCAATTTGTTGATACTGGTATCTGTAAAGTTCTGGATAGATGCCTGCGGGGAGAAAGAACTGTCTAGTTTCTTCTTTGTATTCTTGGTGTTTCCACTTCTTCCTACTTCGGAGATGCCAGAGTAAGAACACTTGTTGATGATGTAGAAGTAGTGTGCTACCTCTAATTCTGTCTCAGCATCACCGATATTAGCAATTGCTTCCTTGAAGAGTTCTCTTGCCTTGACCGTACCCTCTTTGATAAGTTCGGAACGATTGGGATACTTTACCTTCTTCTTGTCCTTCATAGCTAAGAAAGCATCTTGTGATTCCCTGTACTCGTCTTTCGACTTTTGTATCATCTTCTGTAGGTCTGTCGGATTATCTCTCAAGACTTTCCAGAAGCAGTAAAGGTGATAGTATTTATCATTGATCCAGAACTTTGCTTCTGGATATTTTTGCTTCATCTCGATAAACATTGAACCTCCACCAAGGAATGGTTCACGAAACTCTGTGAATTTTTTTGGTGTCTTTGTGGTGAGGTACTTCAATGCTCTACTTTTACCACCTGGATATCTCAGGGGACTCTTGATTGGATGTAGTTTAACGTCTTTGTTACTCATTTGCTACCTTTGCTTTCTCATCGTCTCCGTCAATATCGTAAAATTTAGATGCGTCACCTTCTCGTTTCTCAAACTTGAGAATGACCTCTTCATCAATAATGTGTTGTGCTGCTTCTCTGACTTCTTCATCTTTTTTATAAAGAGCAGCAAACTCAGCGGCATAGAACTTCTTGGTGATACTACCGTCATTCTTTACGAGGGAATAGTAGGCACCACCCTTCTTGACCCTATCACTTTCCTTGATAGCAGCAAAGATGCTGTCTTCGTCCATAATCCTAATTTCTTCTCCACCCCAAAGGATTTTAAAGATACATTCACGACCTTCAGTACCGAAACGAGACTTCTTAAGTTTTGCCTTTACTTCAGATCCGGCACGAAAACCTTTATCGTCGTAAAAGTAGGATGCCTTAGACTTTCGACCTGTGAGGTAAATTCGAAGTGATGAAGCATAGTGCATTGCTTTGCCACCTGGTGTCACATAAGGATCAATCATCGCAGCAGCAACATCTCTCGTGATATTGGTCTTAAGTTGATTGAGGACCAAGAAAGTGCTGCTAGTTTCGTTAAGTGGAACGGTTAATTTAGTCATTGCTTTCGAAAGAATACGTGCCTTCATACCAATACTTTCTTGTGGATTGAAGGTACCTTCTACGTCGGTGACTGTTGGAGTGTTGGCAAGAGAATCCCAGATAAACAACACCTTCTTCTTCCCACTAGCTAAAATTGATTCGACTGCCTCCAGTACTTGCTCAACACTGATAGCAGTGATATACAAAAATTTACCCTCTTTACACCCCATTCTCATGAGAAAGTCTTCGTCGATAGCAGCTTCGGAATCAAAGTAGATAACCTCGATATCCATATCGTTGGCATTGCCAGCAATTTGTGCTGCCATATACGATTTACCCGAACCTTCGAGTCCTGCGATTTCTGTAATTTTACCGACTGGGATGCCTGCTCTTTTGCCTCGACAAATAATGCTGTCTAACCAAGTAGAACCAGTGGGAATCCACTCCCTCACATTAGTGGGGTTCTCTCCACTTTTGAGATGTCGAGCTACAGTCATGCCTGCTTTTTTGTTTAGCAGTTCTCTGATATTGTCAAGGGATAGTTTACCCGGTGTTTGATTCTTTTTCTTTGCCATTTAAATCTCCTAAAAATAAAGTGAGGCATCTGTAATCCCATGCCTCCCTGCGGATATATTGCTTTACGCAGACATTAAGTCATCAAACGCACCATCAACAGAGGACACTGCATTGGCAGCTGTACTTGCTGTGGTAGTGGACGATACACGAGTTTCCGAAGAGACCTCTTCAGCATCGGCACCATCCGTCATTGCTTGTTGTACAAGTTGACGAATTTCATCAGATGACTTCTTTTCAAACAAGGAATCAAATTCCGGAATCTTGTCCAAGAGATCTTGGCACTCGGCACCGGACAGATCTTGACACATTGCAGTTGTGCGTCGTGAAGGTTGAATATTTGTTTGCGGAAATGAAGCACCGGCTGGTTTGCCGTACTGCAAATTCAAATCAGTACCACTATCCGGATCAGTGATGTCACCGTACTCTGGGTTTAGTACTAATTGCAACAATGTTTCATACACCTTCTTGCCGTAACCCCAAACTTTAGGACCTTCTGCTTCCTCACCTCGGACGAGGACGGGAGAGAAGAATCTTTGACGAGCAGTGAAGTCTTTGGCAAGACGGACACTTCCCTCATCACCCTCTCGGAAAAGTTCTTTAGTGAGATTACATGCTGGGCAATCTTCTCCAAAGTTTTTATTGAGACACAAGAATCCTGAATTCTTCCCAATGTTGTAGTGAAAATGGTATGCCTTGAAAGGATCTCCATCTTCCGTTGGTAGAATACGAATTGTTTGCTTACCATCCTGGGGTCTCCAGAAGTTATTCTTTCCTCCACCCTTGCTGTTAAGTGTATCCAATTTTGCTTTCATTTTATCTAGATTAATTGCCATATTTTATTTTCTCCTTGTTAAGTACATCATAGCAAATGTCCTATGATGCCAGTTTTTCTTTTTTAATGTTGGAGTATTTAACGACTTCTCCAACAGTAGTCGCATAGTTGTAGATACGGAAATTTGAGTTATCGATATCCCAAACGAGTTCCTTATCTTCACCAAGATCGTTTTGCTTGCCGGTACCTTTTAGTTTAGCAGATAAAAACTCATTTGGCAAGTCTTTTGTTTTAATAAATTTCATAGTTCGTTGCGAACCATCTTTTTTGACGAATGTTCCTTGATATACAATCATTTTCTCTCCTGTATTGTACTGGTTTTTGCTACTACGATAACCTGTGGTTCCTCGTAAGTTGTTTCATGAACACTATAAGTTGCTACTACCTCACCTCCCTTAAGAGCATTTACTTGGTTTCTGATTTTCTTAATGAGTGACCCGTCGGTCTTCAACTCTTCGCTATTGATACCATAATAATAGTGCTTTCTGCGAATATTTTTAAGGGGGAAAAACAACTTTTCTTGCTGTTTCTCTATATCCACCAAACCATATGTGCCAATATTCTCTAGTGGATTACTATCACCCCTGGTTTCCGCAACAGGTTCTGTGTTGGAAAAATAATCTACCAACTGAACTGTGGTGGAAACAGTGTCTTTCAACACATTGTAATAGTTCATCAAAGATACTTCACCAATTGCTTTCTCCACTTCGTCTGACTTAAACACATAAAAGTTTCTCAATAGACCAGAACGAGCATACTCTTGTAAAACATGAAAAGCAACATTTTCGTTTTTTCCAACAACACCTTTAAGGTCTATCTCCTCTGGGTGGATGTAAAAAACATTCGTGTTCTTATGATCCATGCCCTGTAGAACTTTTAAAGAAGCTGCTGATGCAGGGTCTCTGCCTTCTACAAAGAAGTGACTATCACCTCGCACTTGCTTTAGGAAGTAATTCATAGAAGGACACTTATCTTCAATCTTTTCCGGATCTGAGTGTTTTACCAACCCCCTGGAATTCTTTGTTTTAGAGAGATCAAAGTCAATCTTGTATGAATTATATTGAGATTGATTTGAGAATCTGTCTGATATATCACAGGAGAACTTTCCTAATCCTACTACACTAACCAATTTTCAACTCCTTTAGTTTACCAAAGTTTTTACCTGCACTAATCTTACAGGGAAAGACACCCAATGGGGTTTTAGAAAAAGTGTCACGAATATCGTAAATGAGATCTCTGTCTTCGTCACAGAAGTCGATCACGATAGAATCGTGTAAACAAAATTTTACACTACTTTTACGATCTTTTAAGAGGTGGAAGATTTTTAGAGTGTTGCGAAGTGCAATCTCTGCGGCAGTGGACTGAATCGTGTAATTCACCGCATGGAACTCGTCCGACTTTATCTTCCTTCCGTACAGATTTACAATCTCTTCTCTTTCCGGATTGAAGTGCTTTCTTTTCACGTTTTTCACGTTGTACAATGCTTCTAATTCTCCAACGTCGTAATTCTTGCTTCCATACATATAAGCAATAACGGATCTCTTTGCTTGTTGCCTGTCCGTTTTTAAGAAAGTCGAGTTCCATTTATGTAGGTCTCCTTGCGGCTGGTCGTGTCCTGATAATCCAAGGAAAACACGCAGTTCCGCAGCATTGTAATCAATTTCCAAAATCCAGTCATTGGTGGGAAGCACAACGTCCCTCAACTCTTTATCTAGTGTCATAATTGGAAAAGAAGACGGAGTTACAGACAATCTCCCGGTGACACTAGAGAACTGCTTGTACTGAACTTTGTTTTTTGTTTTCATGTCTCTTATCTTCTTTTTATAGTAATACCTGCTTATGAATTCATGGTCTAGTTTTATGGGTGCTGTAGACATCTCTTGTAACATCTCATGTAATCTGCAATCATAATCATAGTTCTCTGTCTTGGGAGTGTTTTCATAAATGTGCTTCATAATCTGCTCACGAACAGAATAGTAATCCAGGAGAAATTGTTGAGGGACAAGATCAAAAAAGCAGTTCTCGTCTAGACTGACTTGTGAAGTGACAAAAGACTTATAGAAGGCTCTTAATTTAGAGTCTACCCTCTCGAAGTCCTCCTTGAGTTCTAAGGGGCAAACTTCCGCTATGCTATCTGCCCTAGCAAGGACAGAGATATACTCATACAGACCCGAGGAGAGAGTCTCAGAGTGCTTCCAAGTTACCTTCATCTCGTCAGGTTGATTATCATAATATAATTTACCGTTTTGGTAGAAACCGAAACAGTCTTTTTTGTTGTCAAGTACACTAAAGTACAATCTAGATCCTAAATTCTGGTTTTTTCGTGTTTTCTAAATCTGGGACGGATGTTTCTTTATCAATATACATTATCGATGTTCTTAAGTCAAGTGATTTTTGATAATTTAATGCAATCTGGACTTTTCCGTTGAATTCATCCTGGGTTGCGAAGATATTTGCCTCTCTCATGCGAACAGAACAATAAAGACGAAGTGTCTTCTCCATGCCCAGTCTGTCAAACAATGGATGACAGTTGTCCACTAATATTTTTTCTCTATCCTCCACAGTCAATGATGGATTATTGCCGACATAAGACAATTTAAGATACTGTGGTTGATCATACGTTAGTTTTCTGTAAATGTCAATTACCATTTTAGTAAAAAGTTCAAAATTGACAGCTGTAGGGTCGATATACACATTGTCTATGAAATTAGAAAAACTTTTGTATCCAGCGTCTTTCAAAGTTTGCAGCATTTCTGCGGAGTTGGGGTTGATCGCAAATCTCCACGGGACGTGCTTGTCCACTATCAGTCCATTAAAAGCAGCCTCAGTTAAAAGTTTGGGGTAGGCTGTATCAAGAATGTAATTTTTAAACTTACCCTCATCGTCGGAGGCATCGTCGGAAGCAAACTCGACGAACATACCAGAGATCATGGGATCACAGAATCGTGAAACAAGATAACTCTTCAAGGTGAAAACAGAATATGGGGTAGTTTCTGAAACAAAATCTTCAAAAACGTTAATATAATTTGAAAATGTTTTTATATCTTGCTCTCTATATCTTTGTTCAAAAAACTCTAAAAACCCTTGACGTAAATTTTCAACGTGTTGTTCATATTCGTCTTCCCAGAAAACCAACGACTTTCTGGGTTGTAGGGAGGCAAAAGTGCTGTCTTCCGATATCTGGTTACGGATGGAAAGATACCCGTCTTTAACAAATCTGTCTGTCATATCTTTTATAGCAGGTTCAAGAAAGGAAAATGTATAAACATCTGTTTTTGGAACCCTCTTGATTAATCCACTTGACAGAAGAAATTTCTTTCTTGGCAGAAGAATGGGATTGCCTCTGGTATCCACTTTTCCAAATAAGTGAAACATCCTAAAATCTATTTGCTCCTGGTATAAAGAATCCATAAAAGCGACTCCATCATACAGGTTTCTTTCTGTGTATGCACTCGCAGGACCAGACAAGTTGTTGCCGAACGTTATTGTCGTCACTTACTCACCTCCTCCAAAAACCATCATCGTTGGTTTCCTAATTGGCAACCCAAAACGATCTTTTGGGGTATTGCCATGTGTTTGGTTTGGTTTCTTGGGTCCAATATATCTAGCGACAATTTTTGTTTCATATGTTCCTGCTTGAATATAATTCTCTATTTTAGTGACGGCATAGTATCCTGAAATACCCAAGAGCTTGTCTATTCTCTTGCTGGTGGGACTTTTTTCATTACCCAGCCCTAATGCTAGGGGATTAACATATACATATGAATGCGGTGCCATAAACACATTGCCAAACATCGTTATATTGACTTGAAATGTGCCTCTAATTGGCAATCTTGGTCCCTCTGATGAGGCTGTGTTTAAGTACGCATCGTTTAGAAGTGCTTGGTTTTCCTGAAGAGAGAAATTTATACTCTTCACTAATCCTGAATCTGCTCCCACGAAGAAGTGTGGAATACCCTCTTTAGAATCTTTTTCATAATCCCCTTCTCTGTCAAGAACACTATGTCCCCTAGAAGATAAGATGAAGTAATTAATCACTTTTACTTTCTTGTCTTGGTCAAGGAGTTCTGTTTCGTGGAAAACCATATCACCTGACTGACGCAGGGATACAGGGTCTTCACTGCCATTTTTTTTAGTAATTTTATCTAATCTTCTTCTGCCACCATGGGCATGTGAAAAGTGGGGAACCTTTTTACCCTTTTTATTTGAAAATCCAAAGTAATCAGTGCCGGCCTCGTCGTTGCCTGTTTTCTTAGTTTTGACAACGGCATACTGATATTGCGGAGAGATGTTTTGTGTGGGTACAATGCTTAGTTGCGTCTTGTCTCTGGCAGTGGCAACTTTGTTGACAAGAGAAAAGGTTTGTCTCAAGAAGTTATCAAACGAAAAATTGAAAGCTCCCTTTTTGATATAAGTGCTGTTGAACCAATTGATGAAAGAGTCTAGTGAAATTGGAATATCTGCCATGTTTACAGCATGCTCTTTTCTTTCTATTTTTGTAGAAACCTCTTTAATCTTTCTTCTCTTCTCGTTCGTACTTATTTGATCACCGGAGGCAAGTTCCAATTGCATAAGAGAATTTCCTGATGTCTCCATTTTGCTCAAAAGATCAATCTCTTTAACAGCATAATTGTTGATTGCTACTGGTCCGACGATTGGTCGAAGGTTTGGTCCGTCACCGGACTCCTCGTACTTACTGTAAAAGAGTCTAAACACAACGTCGAGTAAGTCACCATAATAAAAATACTTAATCGAGTAAGTTCCATGTTCTTGTCCAGGTTTCTTATCAAACGTGGGGGCAGAAAACTTCTTGAAATAATCTGATATGATTGTTTTATCGTCGAGACTTGTGATAACATTTTTATTCATCATTTCGTTGAGTGCCTTCTGTGATTTTTCATCAAGAGTGTTTTCAAGAGTATCAACGTTGCATATAGAAGATTGTCCTCTTGCTTTTTGTACTTCTTTCTGTGCTTCGATTATTGTGCCTCCGCCGGTGTAAGAATCCAGAGTTTCAGGTAGATCTTCATGCATTATCATATTAACTCTTCTCCTGCCAATAGTGACGGGAGAGAAAGTGGTGGAACCGGGAGGATAAAAATAGTAAGCAAATTTACCTGTCTTCTTGTGCTTCATCATTTTTAGTTTGCCGCCTGCTTTTTCGGCGTCGTAAGATAATGCACTGTTCGCGGAGGGGCCATCGATTGAACTCTGCTGCGCCTGGGAAGAGGGATTCTCAGTGGGAGCAGGTGTTGCCAATATAGATGTCGGAGGCACGTCAAGGACACCAATTGCCTCATATCCATCTGCGACACCTTCAAGATTGAAGCACTCTGGATTTACAATTTGCATGCTGTCGTCTAAATAACTGCCCATGTCTGCTTCCGGATTGAGTGCTGCTAGAAGTCTCTTTTCCTTGAAACTAAAAACTCTAACTCTCTTTTCTTCTAGAAGATTTTTTATAATAATTGATAATCTTTGATTTACATCAATTTGCAGATTCTTTAAATCCCCATTCATCTGCGATATCTGCTCCTTGAAAACTGCGTTGTTTTTATCATAAATCTTCTTTTCCTCTGGTGGGAGGTCATCAAGTTTGCCACCTGCTATTTTTTTGAAGGTGTCTTTAACTGCACCCTGTGCTCTTTGAGTACCGTCTATTTTTTCTCTAATTTTTTTAATTTCTTCTTTTATCTTTTTTTGATCAAGCCCGTCGAAGATAGCATTTGTTTCCGGATGATCTAGTAACTTCTGCATATGCCCTACATAACTTATTGTCATGCCGACACTTCCGTTTTGTTGAATATCTAAATCCATCTTTGTTACATTTAGGTGAATCGTTGTTTTCTGCTCTCTGATGATGTCTAGTGCCGTGGTTGCGGCATCTGTGTTGAGAGACTGGTTTTCAACCATATTTTTTGGGACACTCCATCCTACTTCCATCTCAATGGTGTAGTATTGTTCGTTTAGATCTCTCTCGTTTTTATCATCTTTGTCCTCACTATTCATAGAAGGGAGGTACCTATCTGAATGGTTGAAAAGGTCTGAGTAGTTTGCCTCTTTGTCACCAGGTACATCAGAAAAGAAGTCAGACATCCTCTCCGCATACAATTGAAGAGTAACATCTAGTAAATTCTTTTCCCTATAGGCATTTCCTCCCATAAATCTCCACTCAACATTTCTCAAACCTATATTAGGCTTGTCTGAAGGTTCAAATATTAATCTATTTTTGTACCTTTTATCAACGTCCGAGGTCATAGAGGTTGGAAAAGTGATTTCTCTTCTTCCGGATGCTTTGTGCTTCTTGTTGTTAACATCGTAAGTTACCTTGTAGAACCTTATTGATGGCACCAGAGAAGAAAAGTGCGATGTTTTTAAATTGTCGATAGGTCGAAAGTCGAACCCCATGATTTTTGATGTGAATGTACCTGGATCGTCGTCCTCAACGCACAGGAAAGATTCATATCCATCAGGTGCAAACTTTGTCCTGTTTAGTTTGACAAGTTCCTCTATGTTCAACATCAGTAGAGATTGTGAAAGAAGTTTTAGCCTACGAGTTTTCTCTTCTACTTCTTTCTGGACTTCCGCATCAGTCTTGTCGGTCTTCTTCTGTTCTACCATTATACGTCTCTCTTCTAATATCCGTAGTAAGATAATACCGTTTGAATTGGACCTGGAATATAGACAACATCTCCTACTTTATAGTGAGCATCTGTCGGTTTTCTATTGAACCAGGCAATCACCCACCACAACTCTGGATTATTATAGTGCTTGTGGGCTAATTTGTAAAGCTTATCTCCAGTTTTCCATATAACGTTGTTTACTTCAAGATTTTTAATCTGTTCTACAGTTAATTGTTTTAGGTCTGGAGTACCAAAGTGTCTGATCCCTTTCAGGTCTCTTGCCTTGAACTGGGGGTCGTATATTTCCTTCGTGTTCATATATGTTATTCTGTTGTCATATCTTTTCATTAGTTGTTCCCCGTAATATTATCTTCCGCTGCTTGAGTTTGTGCTTGACCAACATCGTTATCTACCGAATTTGGTGCGGAGTTAACAGGATCGGGTATCGTCTGCGCGAGACCGAAAGGAAAATTTTTATTGATAGGTCCAGCATCCGTGAATCCCAGGTCGTGAGTGTGAACAACAGTGAACTGGCAAGCTAGTGAGATAGTTTGAGGTATTAACTGTACTTCGTCCACATCGGGATCACCTAAATCTCCGTTTTGATCGACAGGAACCTCTAAAAAACCAGAGGTCATATCTGGGGAATAAGAAAATCCACTAATTGTTCCAAAGAGACCGTCTGCTTGAGCAGAACCACCGGTTCCTGATGAATTACCCCCCGTATTTCTGATAAGGTTTGCAAACTTCATTTTAAAAACTGGTGGTGCGTTTAAAATATTTCCTTTGCTCGACGGACTTTTTTCATAAACTGGATATAGCATGTTCATTAGTCTGGCACACTTTTTCATATTCTCAACTGCTTCGTGCTCGGATGCTGATGGGACATCCCACCCTAATCCAATCTGCCTGGTGGTTCCCTTATAAACTTGAATACTATCCATTCTACCGAACACTTCTTCTGAACCGAATTCCGACTGAAACTGATCATCAAATTGAGTTACAAATGCTTTAAACTGAACACTGTCTCCACTGGGAACGTGAAATATGTCTATATAAAAACTATTCTTGTTTGCGTATAAATCATCCCTGGGATCGTAATTATATGTTCCGGGACCTTTAATCGGGTCGGTTGATCGAAAAAATGGTTTTGTCATATTATGCCCCCTCTATTACTTTCTCAACTGTGACGTTGAATAAGTCTCTTAGTTTTCTGTCATCGACGTTGATGGATACTGCCACCTTTGTTTCTGGGATCGATTGCGTATTCGCAGGTTGCGAATAGGGTGCGCCGCCAGTGCCGTAAAAGTCTGCTGGAATAATCTGTTCTCCCTTGTGGAGATACATCAGTCCATCTTCGAGCATGCCCATGTCGCCGAATCTTTTTGTCTTTGTTGCATTTGGTTTGACAAGATTTTGTAATTCAGTGAGTTCTGGTGCATCTTCCATCTTTTCGTTTAGATTGTACGTTGAAGTACTAAGAAGTGCCATAAGAAAACCACCGAGGCCTCCGACGAGAGCACCTGGTAATGCTCCTACTCCAGCACCAGCTGCACCAATGGTGCCGCCGTAGAGAGCACCTGATCCGGCGGCAGATGCGAGAGCTGCAAGTTGAAATCCGCCTTGATCGAAGACAACGTTGTCTTGAAATTCTTTTACTTGATCACCAAGTATTGCTTCTGCCTCACTCCTGCTGCGTTTAGCTGCTTCGTTGAGTCTATCTATCTCTTGCTTTCTTTTTTCGATTTCGTCATCTGAACCGGTCATGTTTTTTCCTAATTTTCTTGCCCTGCCTTCATTTACTGCTGCTGATGTCACTAACCTCTCTGCCCGTTCTCTCTCTAGTTCTTCCGGATCAATCCCCAGGGCGCTCTGTAGTATTTTGCTATTTATCAGTCCATTGAAGAATTGTTTCGCTGTGTCGATGATTCCCGGTAAATCAACCTTAAGAAACGGGACAAAATCATTCATGATAGTGCCGCTCAAGTCGTTCTTAATAAATTTCTGCATTTCATCAAGAAGTCCCGACAAACCTTTCCCGGCAAACTGATCGAAACCGAAAGCTATGGCAAACTGCTCTGCGACCTGCATGAGCATACTGCCAATGCGCTCTAATATAGTAAGAGTTGCGTTACCTTTTTCGATTAACTTGTCAACAGGTTGTGATGCGTTCTCTATATCGTCAACAAGTCCCAAGTCAACATTGGATTCCATCATGTTTCTTAACTCGTTCATCGGTATGCCGAGACTGTCGGCGATGCCTTCACGCATAGCAAAAGACAGTTCATCAAAACTCTTACCTGCCATGCCAATAGAATCTTTAAGTGCCATTGCTACTGCATCAGGACCTTCTTCCGCTCGTAATCGCATCATTTCTAACGGATCTAGAGAAGCACCAACCATGTGATTGAATTCTGCCACGAATCCAGCAGAGTCTTCAAACGTCTTAAACTTGTCACTCATGCTCAAGACGGTGCCTAACTCAACACCCATTTGACGAGCGACTGAAGAAGTGCGTAGGAAAACTTTTTGCATGTTTTGCCCAAAGGCGGCGAAAGTAGCACGATTAGACATAAATTCACCAGAAAGTTCGCTGAAGTTTCTGCCCATTAGTTCTGCTGCTTTGTTCAGGTTGGAAAATGCCGACTCTGCTTCTTCTGCCGACATTTGTCCGCCGGTCATGGAGTCTCTCATAAATAAACCGGTTTCCTCAACAGAAACTCCCATGCGTTCAGCAGATACTGCGACTGCCGCAAATGAAGCAGCGGTTTCATAACTGATGCCGTTTACGTTCCTTAATTGATTGCCTAAAGAAACAACAGCAGGAGTCATGGTTTCGATGGTAGCTGTGGCACCTCTCGTATTGTTCGCAAGATCAATCGTTTGCTCTGCGAATTCTCTTCCGTGTCCTGTTGTTTTTGCAATTGATGCCCCAAGGGCGTCGAACTTTAGAACGAAATAAATAATTGCTTCGACGGCAGCTTGTAGAATTCTTGTGAATCCACCAATGCCCATAGAAACAAGCGAAACAGGATTCATTAAAGATTTAAATCCTTTTGCTAATCCACCAAATGCTGCTTTTCTGCCGTCTTTACCACCGGCAATTATGTTGGAAAGAAGTCCCGTCATTCCACCTGGCTTGTCTCTAAGTCCCACCAGTGAACCAATCGACTTTGCGATGTCTTCTCCGAGTGCCGCTTGGTCCTCAGCAAGTTCTTTTTTTTGCTGCTCTATCTTAAGAAGTTCTTCTTGTTTCTTTTTTTGCTTGTCCAGACCTTCATTGTTTTTAGCAATTGCTTTATTAGCATCTTCTTGAAGTTTTAGATTATCTTCCAGAACCGTATTGCCAACGAGTTGGAGTTCTCTAAGTCTTTGCCTCAGTTCCTCCTCTTCTTCGGAAAGTCCCACAGCTGTCCTTTTTTTTTCATTTAATTCTTCGAACAAATCGTTTTGTTGCTGTTCACCTAAGACGGCAGCATCGTTAACCATTTGGATTATTTTTAATTGTTTTTCATATTCTTTGTTCTGTTTCTCTACGTAACTGAGAGCATCGAGTTGTCCCGGAGTGCTTGTTGGGGTGGGTCCTGTAGACGGGGAAATAGTGGGACCGGAGGTTCCTCCTGATCCTAATTTATTCACCAGAGCATTAATAGCATCAGTTAATTTTCTTGCATCTGTTGGATTCATCTATTCAAGTAACTCCTATTTGAAAGGCCACTTGATTTTAGTGCTTCTCTCAAAGTTTTTTACCGCAGAGTTCAAGCTTGCTCGGTTGCGGTGAGTTAGGGGGTTGTCTAAACCGTATCTTTGATATGCCTGGAGGTATCTCTTTTCTCTTCCGAGTACCTTTGCAAAATCTCCGATTTGCCTCTTGGTTCCCTTAACATTGACAGGGATGGCAACATCGTCACCGAAGACATACCTCATTGCTGTTTTAACGAAACTGCCGAACATCTTCAAGAAAGACTCGTTGAGTTGTCCATCTGCGTGAGCATTAAGATTTATAGTTGTTTGTTGTTCTTTGTCCATAAGGTAGTCCTCCACCTAATAAATAGTAAATAGCATAGAAAGCATCTATCTTCTTTTCATTGCTTTTTCCTGTGCTTCTTTCTCGTCTTCGAATTGCTTCACGAGTCTTCTAAGAAACCATCTTCGGATTTGTATGGGTAAATTGTATGCCTCAACGAAACTCCAACCTCCATGATGTTTGAGGGCGAAGAACTCTTCGTAGATAGATTCAATGTATTTATCTGTCAGGCCAAAAAAACGTAGGATTGATGGGAACCTCCACGGTCCCATCGTGGCCACAGTGATCACAACTATAGTTGTGTTCTAGTTGTGCTGTGGGATTTAAAATCTTGTATGTACCTCGAATAAACTTGGAGTCCATCGCAGGTAAGTGCTCTACAAACTGGTGGATGATGCTGGGGTCTGTATTGTCATTCACAGACAAGATCATTCTCTTTAGAATGTTCGTGTAGATACTGTCACCCAATTTATGCTTCTTTGCCTTCTCTTGAATTTCTTCTAAATCTTTCTCGTCTTTAGCAGTCATAAATCGCATCTCAATCGTGTATCCCGACTTGGGTAGGGTAAGTTGGGGATAACCTCTAGAACTCATTGTAACTTGTTCTACGTCCTCTATGGTGTCTTTTACTGCACCTGTCATGACAAGTGCTTCTTCTAGGTTGACTTCCTCTTCGTTAGACTTTCGGCACGCAGGACAAGTAACCATCGCATTGTAATCTGAACCATATCCTGAGATTCTAGCAGCAACCACTAACGCATTCTTGTCTCCAATAAGCAAGTCATTAGTTTTTACACCCGGTTCTAAGATAAGGTTATCAAGCATTCTATCGATTGCGATGCCTTTTTTTAGGAGAGAGGGGGAGTTCAAGATATCCTCCTCTTTTGCTGTCATATATTTTATTTCTAATGTGTCCTTGCCGTGGAGGGGATGATCTTCTGGATAGTATCTACCACCGGATGGCAAGTCTACGAACTCTGTGGGGATTGCAAAATTAAATCCTCCACCAGAAAAAGAACTCGGTGAAGAAGCATCAACCTCTCCACCGATTCTGTCGGAATTATTTCTTTTTGTCATTCAATACCAATCTTTCTGGGCTTATTAACCTTGACTTTCGTCTTCGATTGCAGCTGCGGTGGCATCACTCGATCTTTGACCGAAGAATCTGTCCTGTCCTGCTGCTCTATCTACACCTGCGAAGTCTGTGCGACACTCTGCCCAATCATATCTTATCGTAAGTGTAACATTTGTTAAGTCATCTGATTCATAATTTAACTCACCCCAATCAACATTAGTGATAAAAGCATTCTTAAGAGTCCACTCTTCTACCTTGTCACTAATATCTGTACCAAACTGGGTGATGACTACATTACCAAGAGCATTTACTGCCTTCTCTTTTGTAATCGATGTGGTTAAGTTGCCGTTTTGAGGTAAGTGATAACCGGAACCTTCAAGGATCTTGGACATCAATCCAGCAGCATTTGGTTGTACAGGATCAACAAGAGTAATGTTAACTGTATCCCACTCAATACGACCAGGGTAATAAAACGTGTGGTTTAAGTACTTGTGACTTACCTCACCTACGGTTGCGGCAGGTTTTTTTACCTGAGTTACCAACCAAGTGTTGTCTGTTCCGATACCCCCGACGGAAAGCATAAATCTATAACTTCTCTTAGGGGAGGTAGAAGATTGTGTCCAAAAGTTGTTTGCCATTTTTTAATGTCTCCTTGTATAGTAATAATTATACACTTGTTTATTTTTTAGTCATCAAAAGATGCTCCACTGCGGAGGATTGTGAAATCAATCGCAATAAACTCAGCAGTTCTGGTTGGTTTTAACAAGATTTTAGCATACATAATATTTCTATCTACTAAATCTGGTGTTGTGGTTGTTTCGTCGAGAACAACACGGAAGTCTTCCAGACCGAACTGGTTTCTGATTTCTTCCAAGAATGGATTTGCTTGGTTCAAGAATCGTTGCCATGTTGCGTTCACGTTTGGTGTGAAGAGCAACGTAGAAGCAATTCTGGAAATTCCTTTTTTGACGTGAATCATCAAACGACGAACGTTGATTCTGTCAAGTGCGGAAGGGGTAGTTTGAAGTGTCTTTTGACCGAACACTACAATACCTTCTGCTGGGAACTTAGCAATTGGATTTACGTTTCTTTCATAGAGTTTATCTCTATCTTTTCTAGAAAGGTGCTCACGGACACCGACAACAGGGATACCTGCTGAACCGTCTGTTAATCCACCTCTAGTAAATCCTGCTGGTGCGAACCAAGGTGCGTTCTTTCTATCGTTACTTGAGAAAGTGCCCAGTGCTGCGACAGAAGGTGGCATCCAAAGTAGATTTCCTGTACCAAGAGTATCTCTCACCTGTACCCAGGGATGGAAAGCACAAGCATAACTTGTGTTTAATCCACGAGTCTTTAAGTTGTCGATGACACTCTTGGTGGAACCTAGTCTGCTTTGCTCAGAAGCAGTGGACTCATACAATGATTCGTAACCACCTTTTAGGTCAACAATTGCTAATGCATCTGCTCGGGACTCACAAGTATTGATCAGGTGGTCTGTAATGGTAGATTCTGTAATACCAGGAATAGAAGCTAAGTTCATCTCTACAACTTCTGGATCTGATATTGAATCAACTGCTCTTTTTACCGAATAGCAAGCATAACTGTTCTGATCTGTCTTTCCTTCCAACAAGCTGTTGCGGAAAGGATCTCTTTCTGTGATATTCAATCCATCGGAACCACCGAAGATTGGCATAGTGAAAGAGTCAAAACCTGCGTCAAGCACTGATGTAAATGACCCCGAGAAGGTAAGTCCGGGACTAGGTTTTCTTCCGGTCGCGCCGGCAGTAATTGCTGTACCGTTCTTGCGAGCATTAGCATCATACTCTCCGTGAAGAGTCACTCCACCAGAAGCAGAGTGATACTGAACATTATCGAGAGAGAAAACGTGATGATAATTATCGACGCTTGTTCCCGATAAATGAGTGTTGTAGGCAACTGGGTTTGGACGGAGTAAGTCGAGAACACTCTTTTCGAATTTGTTGTTAAGTTTCTGTGTGGTGTCCATACCAAAATAAGCAACGGATGGGTCAGTTAGACCTCCTTCCGTAGTATTGCTTCTTAAAGCAATCTTTGGGAATACCATTCTTGCAGATGTAAGTCCGCCACCGTTGGTGTTCATATCTACTGCTGTACTAAGAACGTCTCCGGGGGGAACATCCGCACCTGTAGAAATTGGTGCTCCAACGTTTACTACATTAGAAGTGTATATGCTGTCTTCCAACCTAACTGGTCCGAAGAATCCGAAAGGCAAAGAGAGCGGGTTTTGTGAACCGTTCTCTACTGCTTCTGTCAATTCTACTCGAACATACTTGGACATGTTGTTATAACTTCCTAATTCGAGATATCTTTTCTTGTCGTTATCCCACACCATTCTCTTATCACCAATCTTTTGAGCAATAAAACTAGGGGAGTTAGGATCAAGGTTACAACCTGTGAAAGATTCAAGAACTTTTCTAGAACCGTCGTGATCTCTAATATCACGAACTTCAACAGTAAAAGTTCCATATGGTTGTTCTGTTGGATTCAAAGATGCTTTGATGTCGGAAATTGAAATTTTAATTTTTCGTTGCACTTCCTCACCGGCATCGACAGCAACTAATCTGAATAACTGGTCCATTGCGGCAGGATTATAGTTTGAATTGTCGGCAGAAAGGTCCTGCGCAATGACATATCCTGTCTTTGCTTCTGTGAATTCTCTTTTATGATTGTGACCATTTACAATTGGGGCAACAAACGCAAAAGAATTGGAAGTACTTACTGTATCTGCAAGATTTCTTTCAAAAGTCTCTCCGAGAAAGTATGTTTTCGCAGAAGAGTTGATTTCTCCTAAAGCAGTCGGGTCTGTGTTAAAGACGTTTCTGATGTAGAGATCAGAATTTGGATCGAAATTAAATGATGCGGTAAGAACAGCTGAAGTGTCGTTAACGATGACTGCTTTATACTGATTGTTCCCACCTTGACTTCTAACAACATCCATGAGACCGTTGGTAGTTGCAGCACCAGCTGCTGAATTATCTGCGTAGTTGCCTTCTAATTTAACATATCCGCCATTAACATACCAGACGGCAGCAAGAGTTCCTGTAAGATTGTTCGAACCAGATGGCATGACCCAAAGACCGTAAGCACCGCCAGCGTTTGCAGCACTGGTGCCTACACTATCTACGTCCCAACCTGCTTGACCTGTGCCAGTCTCTGCTTCGGGATGTTCGGCACCAAGTAGTCTCACAATGGTAAGAGCACTTGTGTTCTTTAACCATGCCTGAGCAGCATAGGTTGCATACATGGGAGATGTTCTGTTGCCATTTCTCCATACGTCTCCAGTCTCACCACCTGAAACTGGTTCTCCGAAAAGTTCAATAAACTCTGCCATGGACTCAACACGAACTGGTTTTAATCCTGGTCCTCTGAGAGTACGACCAATTATAACTGGTCCTACCTGGTCTGGGGTTCTTGGGAGTTGGGAGTTGTCAATTTCGTCTAAGAAAACTCCGGGGGAAACAAATCTAAATTTACGAGTATCTGCCATTACTATGATCTCCTTGATGCCTTATTAGCAAAAAACATTTTGCTCTCTATCTAAATAGTAGGTTTCTTTTCCAAAATCAAGGTTTCTTACATTTTCTTGGTGGTTGATTCACCCAGAATGGTTTTTTCTCCACCAATCTTCACCTTTGCCGTACCCTCTTGTTTAAAAACCTTGGGACTATTATCGTTAGTACCCTCTCCATACAGGTATGCTAGTACATTAATGGTAACTTGAGTTTGATATATTCTCTCTTCGTTGTTTAGTGATGCCACGTTATTTTGCGGAGCATAATCTGGCTGAATAAAAGCTTCGTATCGATGTCCGTCTTTTTCAATCATGAAACTGTTAATGTTTCCCGTCTTGACCACAAAGGGTTGAAGCACTTCGTTCATCTGTTGTTGATACTCTGTTCTTAGGGTAATGAGGTAGGACATATCAACATAAGTTGGAGTCTTGATGTAGTAGTTTTCATGTACCACGTTGGGGTTATCGAATGGAAAGTTTTCTTGTCCAAAACGTTCTTTAGAATTAGCATTAGCAAAATTAGAACTTTTAGTTTGTTTTACCATCTTGTGGACATGGTAATTAAAATTGTTGTACTTGTTGATTGGGGGAAGATATGCCTGTAAAGAACCTCGACGTGATGGGTTCTTGTTGATTGCTGTTCTTTCAACAGAGATGACTGGAAATATCAATGAACCTTCCGCATCCCGCAACTCTTTTCTATTCTTTATTTGGAAGGATCTTTCTCCACTTACCCACACAACAGGGACTTTGCCGAAACCTTTATTGGTGGTAGCATGGATATCCATAGTTTTGTCTACCCACTCATAGAGGGCAAAGTCAACTGTCTCTATCTTTGAGGGTTCCAGTGCTAGTACTTCTTCTTTTGCCATATATTAATTAGTTCCCTCATTCAGATGCGAACGGACTATCGTACCATTCACCGTTTTCATTAAAATAGTATTTATTTGCCATATCAAATGGTCCAATCGCACCCGTAGATCCTGTGTTGGACAAGTAAACCACTCGTCCCGAGTAGGAACCAGAATTAGAATTAAATCCAGTAAGAATTGCTCTATCTTCTTCGTTGTTGCCATCGAGAGTGAGTACATCATGTAGATCTGGTAATGATATGCTGCCAGTAGAAACATTAGACGGAGGGTTTGCTGTAAAAAACGGACTTGGGTGCCAAACTCCATTTTCGTTAAAATAGAATTTGCGAGGAATTTGAAAAGACTGAACTGGTGAGGATCCAGTGTTTGCAAGATACAAAATCTTACTAGAGTAAGAACTAGCACTGACATGGTATTTCTCAAGTAATGCTCTGTGAGTTCCTCCAGGTCCGTCGTCTGATATAGTAAGAATACCATTACCAACTGTGATGATGGTGTCTCCTCCTCCACCTCCGCCTCCGGAGCCTAGAAGTGCCCAGGCACCGTTTTGATAAAACTGAAATGCATTATCTGTAGTGTTATATATAATCGTGCCGTTAACAGCAGAGAGAGAATTTCTCTGCGTTGTTGTCATACGGGGAAATATAACTCCTCCTGTGGTAGAGTTTACTTCTAGTGTGCTCCCATCAAAAGTTAAATTTGCTTCTCCGTTTATCGTATTACTATTGACAGAAGTCAATATTCGATTATCTGCGATGTTATTGATTGTTAGACTTCCACTTAGTCCACCGCCGGAACCTGTCATATCAACGGTCATCTTACCGACGTAAAGAAATCCTCTTGCGTGTGTTGGGACTCTATCTGATCTAAAGTCTTGCAAAAAGACGATACCACTGTAGTAATCTATTTGCCAATCAGTTTCATCTAGAGATGTAATTTCATTCGTGGCATCAGTAGGATCACCTTTGTACAATTTTAGAAAATAAGGATTTGCCCCTTCATTAGAAAAGTTTGGTGGTACTAACTGAACTTTGCCCAAAGTTTCATAAACAACTCTGTCGTTGTCATAGTTTCCGTTGCCCTTAAAAGAGTTGCTTGATAGTGATTCGTAATTACCAGTCATCACGAGTTG